TGGCGAAGATATTGATGGAGACAAGGTACTTGTATGTTCACCTTCATTCTACGGAAAACTTCTTAAGTCTAAGGCTTGGATACCTAACACAGAGATCGGAGCAAACATCATCATTCGTGGTTCAGTTGGTATGGTACATGGATGTCAGGTAGTAGTTGCAAACAGACTTACAGTTACAAGTGGTACAGAGTACGCTTATATCATTAAGCCAGGCGCACTTAGAATTGTGATGAAGAGAGACACACTTGTAGAGTTTGACAGAGATAAGCTCGATCAGACAAACTACATCATCGGTTCAAAACTTTTTGCACCTTATCTTTATGATGCTTCTAAGGTTATCAAGGTGGCTATTCAGACTATTGTATCAACCTAATGAGGTAAAGGCTTATGAGTATGATTATTCATAGACACAAAGCAACAGCAGACAAGTCTAATGTTACAAAGAAAAACGATGTAACTCCCAAGACTGTTAAAACTGAGGTTGCTAAGCGAGTCGGAAAAAAGAAATAATGAGGTAAATATATGGAACAGGAAACTCTTAACAGTATTTTGAACTCATTAAAAATCACGTTAGGAGTTACGGAGACGAGCGATATTACCATTCTCGAAGAAATCCTCACAAATGCCATAAAGGAAATAAAGCAAGCAAGACGTTATCCACCTAACTTGACGGATGACGAAATTGCAGCCGATATGGTGAATTACGAAGCTAATGTTAAAAAACTTGCAAGCTATGATTACAGCCTTTTGGGGGGTGAGGGTGAAAAAACTCATTCCGAGAACGGCGTATCGAGAAGCTATTTTGATAGGTCAAAATGCTTTTATGGCGTTTTGCCATATAGCTATATTTTTTAACAAAGCTGGCGTGCGTGTCGAGGGTGCGTATTTCCGTACATTCTTGACGCAAGGGTGTGTGTTTTAATTGTGGTGGGCGGCACACTTCTAAACAAACAAGGAGCAACCAAAATGACGATAGAAATATCAGTATTAGTTGGTATTGTCTCGGTTGCTTTTGCTATTTATTTTGGTATCAAAAGTAGCCGAAGGACAGATGCAAAAGACGTTGAAGATAGGGCTACAAAGAACGCGGAAATCAATTTCAAGTTAGACAACATTTCCAGTAACGTAAGCGATATTAAGTACGATATGTCGGCTACACGGAAAAGGGTTGACGAGATTGATAAACGTGTGGTTGTCGTAGAGCAATCAACAAAGTCGGCACATCACAGACTAGACAGAATAGAAGGTAGGGACGAAAGAGATGCGTGACAATTTAACTAATAAGGAATTTTGGAGAGCGACAGCGGTAAGAGCAATTAAAACGGTATGTCAGACGGCAATAGCAACGATCGGTACAACGGCCCTCATAGAAGAGGTAAATTGGATCGCGGTTGCATCTGCAAGCCTTTTGTCTGGCATCCTTTCGGTTCTTACCTCGATTGTGGCTGGTTTACCAGAGGTGAACTAAATGAGACAGTTAAAGAAGAACAAGCAAATTTTATATGCGTCACGTCCGAGGTCAAACAACCTTATAGACGCAAACGGAAACAGACTTGTGGACGCACAGGGCAACAATATTGTTTATTACAGGGCAAACGAAATCCCGAAAACAGAAGATATATATGCTCGTGATGAAAACGGCGAAATCATATATACGGATGTTGACGGTGAACTGATACCTGTATTAAGCGAAACGATAGCAAGGTACGAGCCACCAACAAGGTTTAAGGCTAATATCAGTTTTAACAGCGGCGAAACGCAGATGGCTGAATATGGACTAGACGTAAGTGGTTATCACGCTGTGATAAGCGCTAAAAAAGGCGAGTTTGACTTTGACGAGAAAACATTGATTTGGCATACATCAGAGCCTGTTATTGATGATGATGGCTGCGCCATCCCATCGACAGCAGATTATAGGGTTGTTGCAATTAAGACATCCCTGAATGAAGAGAGGTTTTATCTCAAAAAGCGAGTTGATGACGAATGAAAACTATTAAAGTTGAACTGTCGGTAAAATCGATTGAAGATGCGATAACTGAATTAGAGAAAACAAGGAAAGAACTTTTGACTAAAGCACAAACTTTAGTTGATAGGCTTACAGCGGATGGCATACAGGTAGCTAATGCGTGGGTAAGGGCAGGACAAGGTGACAATCAACGTGCAAGCGTTGGTTACGAATACAATAATTACGGCGAGATAATGAAAGCGTATATTTACCTAGAAGGCGAAGATGCGATATTCATTGAGTTTGGTGCTGGTATCGCCTATAACACAGGCGCACAGCATCCGTTAGCTGGACAATTTGGTTATGGACCTGGTACATATCCGAGCAAAAACCCACCTAACAAAGCAATCAATCCTGGTTATTGGCATCATCACGGAGGACAGTTATCACTTGGTACAGAGGCTACAATGCCTATATACCAAGCGTCAGAGAGTGTCCGAAATAATCTAATTAAGACAGCTATCGATGTATTTATGAAAGGATAATTACTATGGACTTATATCAAATGGAAAACATCATCACATCACAGCTATCCGTTCGAGTACCAAAAATCCTAGACGGTAAATATCTGAACATATCATTCACGAACAAGCAGACAGAAGAAACGCCGAAATTCCCGAATGTTTATATACACGAACTTGAACCTTCGGAAGTTGGCAATAGTATTCCTAACCAAGTTATACACGCAATTAGAGATACTTTTCAGATTGATGTAACTACAAATACAACAAAGACAGATGCGAGAACGGTAACTAATGCCTGTATTCTAGCCATGAAACGGCTTGGATTTTCGGTTGTTACTTTCCCTATTTACAAAAAGGATAACAACTTGCATCGTTTTGTTTTTCGTGCGAGGCGAGTGATCGCTAACGGCGATACATTTTAACATCCGTATGGGTGTTTTTTTATTACTAAAAATGGAGGTAAAAAACAATGGCAGCTATTGATTTAAGCACAGCGGGCATAAGAGTTGGTTATGCGCATGAAACTACGGCTGGAACAAAGCCTAGTGCTTTTACAAACCTTCCTAACCCCAAGTCAATACCTGATATGAACCCTTCACCTAACGCTCTTGACATTACATCACTCAATGATACAGAGTGGAAGAGATACATGGAAGGTCTTAAGGATTTAGGTGGTGCGCTTGGTATCACATTTGGTATGTCACAGGAACTCTATACCACATGGCAGACAATGTGCGATACAGACGACACTAATAAGGCAAGCGGAAAGAGAACATGGTTTGTATTCTACATTCCAGGACTTGACGACAGCTTTTATATGACAGTTGACCCAGCAAGAATGGGCTTCCCTTCTGCTGATGTTGACGAGGTACTTGACGTAACTGTTAACGTACTTCCCACAGGCGAGATCGGATGGGACACAGCAATCAATCCCACAGACCCCGCTTCAACCTAAACAATTAAGTACAATGCTAAAAACGTAAAACGAAACGAAAAGGGCGTGTTATTCACAGACGAGTAGCACGCCTCTTTTTTTATAAAATTTTTTAATTAACGGAGAACAAACAAATGAAGGAGACAATCGTAGTAAACGGAAAAACTTACCCAGCAAAGGAAATCGACTTTAACTTTGTATGCGAACTCGAAATGAACGGCATCGAGTTTGACGAGGTTGGAACAAGAATGTTACCAGCGGTCAGATGCTACATAGCACATTGTATGGGAACTAATGTCGAGAAGGCTGGTGACATTATAAACCAGCATTTCATTAACGGTGGCAACTTTGAGGAGATAATCAAAGTTTTTGGAGAAAAAATTGAAACATCAGGTTTTTTTCAGGCTCTCAACAAGACGGAGGAAAAGAAAACTTCAAAGAGCAATCCAAAGAAGAAAGAACAGGAAGTATCCGAGTAAGACTTTTTGAAGAGTATTTCCCTATATGCCATCTATACGGCATGACAGAGGAACAGTTTTGGAACAGCAATCCGAGGATAATTAAAGTTTGGGAACAAGCCTATAAGAACGAACAGAACAGGCAAAACGAACTAATCTATGCTTGGATTGGAAACTACGGTTTATCTGCTTTGTGTACGGCAATCGACCATGTGTTGAACGGCAAGAAAGCCAAGTCAAAGTACATCGAAAAGCCGATACGAATTTTTGAACTAACGGAGAAAGAAAAAGAACAAGAAGCCGTGAAAGCACGTCAAGCATTTATGGCGTGGGCTGGCATGGCTGAAAAGAAATACAAGAAGGGAGGCGAAAAATAATGGCAGAGGGTAACACAATAGAGCGCGTGCAAGTCGAAATAGAAGCTAGTGTCAAAGGCACTAATGCTGTATTTGCACAACTTGAAAAAAATCTAACTACCCTTAAGACCGCCCTTAACAGTATAGACGTTAGCAAATTAGAGCAGATTAAAAAAAGCACAACAAATCTGTCTGTGAACACTAGCGGAATGTCAAAGTCGGAAAGAGAAATATCAAAGAGTGTAAATAGCATCAAACAGGCGCTTGCTGGTTTGAACAGCTATAAGAACGCAGCGCTTGGTGGCGATAGTTCATCTTTAACCTCTTTCAACAGACGTGTCGTTTCTATCCAAAGTAGCATTGACGTACTGCGTGAAAAGATAAGCCAGCTTGCAAAGCCTGTACCAACTGAAGCATTTACAAAACTAAAAGCCGAGGAAGAAGCGACAGAGGCAAAAATATCTGAACTTAAAGCAAAGATACAGGAAGTCACAAGTGGAAACGTGACAATGTCTGGAGATCAATTCCAACAGCTAAAGAATGACCTTACAGAAGCCGAGGCAAAACTAGCTGATGTATCTGCTAAACAGCAAGACCTGATAAATTCTGGTGAAAGCCACACAGACCCATTTGCTAGTTACAGAGACAGCCTAGAACAGGTCCAGCAAGCCTTAAGCGACACGAAAGCCGAGGTAGAGAGTGCTACTGCCACTATGGAAACTGACGCGCCTACAATCGACACTAGCAACGTTTCAAGCGGTCTGTCGGATATAGCCGAAAAGGCTTCGCTTGCGGCGAGCAGCTTATTAAAGATGTCTGCATCGGCTATCAAGTCGGGTATATCGAACATCGTTAGCAACCTTAAAAAGATGAGGTCAACTTTATCGGACATCGGAGGCAAGGCAAGCGGTGCGGTGCATACAGGCTTTACCAAGATACTCAAATATGGGTTTGGTATTAGGTCTATGTATGTTTTGTTCAGACGACTTAAGCAAGCCATCAAGGACAGTTTCACAGAGTTACAGAACAGCGGTGCTTTTTATCAGACAACAAGGGCAAACGTAGAGGCATTAAAAACCTCATTAACAACACTTAAATATCAGTTTGGCGCGGCGTTTGAACCTATATTCAACACGGTTGCACCAGCATTACAGACACTTATTAATTATCTTGTGGCGGTTATGAATACCTTATCGGCATTTATAGCAAAGCTGACAGGAAAGAGTACATATTCCAAGGCGGTTGCATCAACAGCGGCGATTGCTAGTAACACAGGAAGTGCGGCTGGTAGTGCAAAGGAACTCAACAAACAGTTACAGGGATTTGACGAACTTAACAACCTTACATCAAACAGCGGTAGCGGTGGCGGTGGTGGAGGTGGTTCATCATCAGATGCTAGTAACGTGACTTATGTCGAGGAAAGTGTTGACAATGCCTTAACTAGCTTTTGGAATAGCCTTGCAAATGACATCAAAAACGGAGATTGGTATAGCGTTGGTAGTACCATATCCGAAAAGTTACAGGAAGTTCTTAACAGCATTAATTGGGATAGCATTTACCAAAAGGCAATCAATTTTGGTTCAGGACTTGCAAATTTCCTTAACGGACTATTTAAGGTTGATAAGAACGGCAATAGCGTATTCTCGTCACTTGGTGGAACGATAGCATCTGCACTTAACACAGCTTTTAAGGCATTAAACAGTTTCGGAACTACTTTTGATTGGAGCGAGTTTGGAAAGTCGATTGGAACAGGAATTACAAACTTTTTCAAGACAGCAGACTTCGGAGAATGGGGCGACACAGTACATACATGGATCGCTGGCATCCTAGATGCTGGTATAGCACTTCTAGCTAACACAGATTTTAAGGAAATAGGCGAGAAGATAGCTGACTTCCTAAATGGCTTACAAGTATCGGACATAGCAAGCAAGCTGTTTACGTTTGCAAAGTCGCTTGTTAGCGGTATAGCCGAGGCTATTTCTTCATTGTGGAGCAATTCAGACCTTCAGACAAAAATAGGTCTTGCGATTGCTGGAATGTTAGTCGCTGGAAACCTTACAGGATTATCGGCAAGTTTGGGTAGCGCACTTACGTCATATTTTCTAACTAATCCTATTGTGTTAGGTAAAGTGGCGTTAGCTATTACAGAGTTTACGCTTGTTTTTGATACAGCAAGAGAAGGTTTTGGCGATTGGGCTGATTATTTTGGTGACACGGAACTTTCTGATTACTATAAGAAGTTTACGTGGAGTGAGTTTTGGAACACCATCACAAACAACGGTGAGGGCATCGATACAGCAGAAATATCCGAAGCCTGGGGCGATATGTGCTACGACTACTTCAATCCTTTGTTTGATGCTATCGATGGTTGGATAGACAAGCTAAAGGAAAAGATTAGTAGTCTTGACCTTGTGCAAACATTTAAGAACCTTACGAACAAGATTAAGGCGGCTTGGAACGGTGCACAATCTGGAAATGACAACGGATATTCAACAGGCTACAATGGTGCGCCTTCGGATGTTGCTGAAAGATTAGACTATCAGGCAAGAACTAAATATTGGAACGAACAAGGTTCAAATATTGTTGACGGAATAAAAGAGGGCATTAAGTTGTCCCTGATAACAAACCCGTTTACAGCGCCTATTGTGCTTTTGTATGACGCCATCAAAAATGCAATAGCCGATAAGTTTGATTCGCACTCACCAGCAAAAGCCATGTATGAAGATGGTAAAAACATTTTCGATGGAATTATTGAAGGCTTTATCGAGGCGATGTCAAACTTTAGCTTTAGCGATTTGATGAACACGGTCAAGGATAAGTTTACTAACACAAGCACAGTAAAGACAGGCGGAACAGCAAAAGGCGACTTTAGTAACGTGAGTGACCTTTTACATTCTGGCAAGACTACAACTACATGGAACATCAAAACAAAGTTTTCAGGCGGTCTTACATCAAAGTCTGATTACAGCACCTTCTATGACGATGTGTTCAACATCAATCAGAACCTTGTTGACAAGGATGCTAACTACGACATAGACATTACAGGCGATGCCAGCAATTCTGCTGACCTTACGACCATAAAGACTAGAATGACAGACCTTACTACTAATTGGAAGGGTACAAGTGCTAATCTGGGAGTTTCATCCGACATAGACAAGGCTGACGGCTATCTAAACAAGTTGTCAACAACAAAATCAAGCTGGGTTGGAACGACAGCAAAATTTGAAAGTACATTTACAAACTTTGATACAGACAGCAAAGCCAAAACAGGAAAGACACAGATTGAAAACTTTAAGAAGGTATGGAAAGGCACAAAGGCTTCGTTTACGGCTAGTGTGGATAGTCTTTCAGGAAAGGACAGCGGAATTAAAACCTTTTCAGAAAAATGGCCGAAGTACAGCAAAGAGGCAACCTTTAAGACTACTCTTACAGGTGCGGCAACAAATGCAGATGGCTTTACAAAACTTGGTTCGGCATTTGAAAGTCTTAACAACTTTAAGGCAGAAACAAAAGAAGCTACATACAAGGTAACAACGAGCGGTGCAACACCTGAAGAAATGCGTAGTTATGCGGATGCTCAATGGTATCTCGATAAATGGTGGAAGTGGGGCGACCATACGGCTTCGTACAGCATTGACTTTTCGGGAGATGCCAGCGGAGTTAAGACTACTGTTAACAACATCATAGACCAGCTGAACAATGCTGTAAGTCGGGCTGGAATGAAAGGCGTTAGCATACCTCATGTAACAGCAACGGGTGGTATATTCACTGCGGCGGCAAACCGAATAATCGGTGAGGATGGAGCAGAAGCGGTTGTACCTCTTGAAAAGAACACAGGCTGGCTGAAAGTTATGTCTAACATGATGCTAGATGGGCTTGCAGATGCAAGCAGACTTCGTATGGCTAGTCCAGCATCACTTACAAGCAACATCGTGAGTGACACTTATACGCCTACAAACGATACAAGTGAACTTGTAAGAGAGCAGAACGCACTTTTAAGAGAACAGAATGGCTTGTTAAGACAGATAGCGCAGAAAAATGTTTCTATCAGTAGCCATGACGTATTTAATGCAACTAGAACAGAAGCGAATAATTACTACAACAGAACGGGCAACAGCCCGTTTTTAATTTAGGAAGGAGGGATAGAACATGGCTTTTAACGGAAGTTGGTATATCAAAGTTGGAACTTATGCTATCCCTCTATCCATAATGAAATATGGTTCATACAAATCGGCACCAGCGCAAAGACAGGATATGGATAGCTATGTTGATGCGAACGGTTATACGCACAGAAACCCACTTGAACATACTCGAAGCAAGTTGGAATTTACAACGATCATTTTAAGTGAACTAGAGTTTAGACAGTTTATGGATAACATCACAGCGCAGTACACGAATGGTCTTGAAAAGAAATTGCATCTGACCTACTACGAGGAAGAATATGGCAACTATGTTGAGGGCGATTTTTATATGCCAGCAACACAGGAATATCCGTATTTGAACAAAGAGTTTCATGACGAAACACGAATTGCATTTATTGAGTATTAGGAGGTGACAAATGAATTACAACGATTTATTTAGCAAGTCATTTCCTAAAGAACTGACACTTACATTTATGACAGCTAGCGGGACAACACATGCGACTTTGACTAACGAAAACATCTGTCAGGAAAGCATGACGCTAGAGGGCGCGCTTTGTAGTGACGAGGACATTCGCTATGGGGCGTGCGAAGCCGATTGCTTTAGGATAAGGATTGCACCAACATCTAACATACATTTTGAAGGCTCGCACATAACAGTAACGATGGATATAGCTGGTGCAAGCAGCGGAAATCTGATAGATGCAGAAGGCAACACGCTAGTTGACAGCGAGGGTGATGCCTTATCGTTCTACAACTCGAGCGATAAGGTGAACATCACCATAGGCACTTACAAGGTGTTATCAGATATGCCTACGGCAGATAGAGCGTGGCGAGATCTTACTTGTTACGATTTGATGTACGACATTATTAATGCCGATGTAACAGAGTGGTACAAAGGCTTGACGTTTCCGATGACGCTTGGTGACTTGCGAGAAAGCCTTTTAACGTACTTGTCGATACCATTTGATAGCCAGACACTCATTAATGACGACCTAGAAATAAAAGGCTCGTTTGCGCCCGATGGAGCACTATCGGCAAAGACTATACTTGAAGCTGCTGGCGAATTAAACGGTGTTTTCGGTCACATAAACGGACATACAGGCAAGTTTGAATGGATTAGCTTGTTAAGTGGTAACGGCGGTTCATATCCTACTGAATTTGACCCAGCTACCATGACAGAACTTAAGTGGTATGTGGATGGCTCGTTTACACACGAGAGATTTGAAGTAGCACCACTAACAGGAATAATTGTTTACGGTGAAGATGGCGACATCGGTGACGAGTATATAAGACAAGACTACGGTGGCGTTTTACATCCTGACGCAGAAAACACAAACCCTTATGTAATCAAGGGAAACCCTTTGACGTTTGGACTTGAAGGAACTGACGAACTGTATCAAGCGATAGGAAGGCTTTGTGGAGCAATCCAGGATAATGTCTATGTGCCATATTCGATTAAGACCTACGGAAATCCGATGATGCCTTTAGGACGGCGAATATGGGTTACAGACACTCGTGACAACCTTTATATGACGTATGTCATGAAAAGGTACATGACAGGAATACAGATGCTCATGGACGAATACAGCGCAACAGGACATAAGCAGAGACAGCTAATCACAAACAGTTTGGCATCTAATGTCAAGCGACTTAACAACAACGGACTTGTGGTAAAGGGTGAAAGTTTCACGACTACGATCAAGCCTGACATTAACGAGGTGACTTGTAATATTAGCCAACTTAATAGCAATAATTTTAGTGCAGACAAAATTCCTGATAAGTTAAGTGCGTTTCAGAACAATTCTTCTTATGTGTATATGGAGGCGACACCCGAAGATGTACCACATCCCATTGTTCAACATCTATTGCTTGTGTTTAATACACAGATTAGTGCTTCTCCGTTTTTTAACAGCATAAACACGGCAACAAGAGTTCATAACGAAATAGTTATCACGGGAAAGCACTTTCCGATGATTGACTATGAACAATTTGAAAGTGATGGAGGTTATGTTGGTGATGATGGGTACATTTATTTGGGTACAGGTCACAGCATCCTTGAATATTTATATGGGGATGGTTCGGGTGGAGTGCCCGAAATGAGAATGTCGGTTATCAAAAGAGGAGGCGGGCAGATACCGAATAATATCCCCGTCATAGCTTACGCAAAGCCTGAATACTTCGAGGATTTATATTTTAGACATTATGACATAACTGTCTGCGAGGGGTCAGGTGTGCCGATAGCAATATCTCCTTCGTTATCATACGGCGATAATAATGTTTACGATTGGAATAACAAGTGGGGCGGTACGACACCTGAATTAAGAGAAACAATCCAAAACACAAAGAAAGTCACAGCGTTAGCCACTTGCACGAACATTAACGTTACTACTCCAACAAGCTACAACTTGTCGGAAAGCTATTTGAATTATGAACAAATAGAATTGCAACTTCGGAGATACAACAACGTGATTGCATCGGCCATTGTATCAACCGATTATTTTGATACTACGGGTTCGGGAACAAGACCACTAATTTCGGCTTTTGAGGCATCATCTGGAAGTTTTGTCGGAACTATTGAGGTTTACAAAAACACAGATGCCAAGGTGTATGTAAGGGCATCGAACAGTAATCACTTTACGACAGACCATAAATTAGTTGTCATAGGAATTAGCAAAAAATAAAACAGGAGGGCAAAAAAATGTCTGACAAAAGAATAATCGAAGAGCCAGCAAGTGAAGAGATATTTCACGATGATTGGCTTGTTAAGGATAGCCCCTTAAACGAAACAACAAAGATACAGGCAAGCGTATTCATGGCACTTGTTGCGGAACAGGCAAAAGATGGCATGGTGCCTTACGCAATGCTTGCGACAGAGTGGACAGCACTCACGACATATTTCAAAGACCAAGTCGTTATCTATAACGGTGAACTGTATAGGGCGACAGATACAAATGTTTCACCTACATTCAATCCTAGCGCATGGACGAAGATTAGCTTTGATACTCTGTATCGCACGACACTAGCTAATGTCAAAAACTCAATCTGTGAAGAGTGGAGTACAAGTGGTGAGTACACTCTGAATGATTGTGCTATACACGAGGACAAGCTATATAAGTGTGTTGCAAATACAGCGACAGTTGGAACATGGGTTTCAAATGAGTGGGAACCTGTATCTATCTATGAAATAATACAGAACTTGCCTAAAAGCGCTAGTGATGTGACATACGACAACACAGAGAGTGGACTTGAAAGTGAGAATGTTCAGGATGCGCTTGACGAAGTAGTTGAGGATATTGATGCCATAGAAAATTCTATTGATGAAGTCGAGAACTCAATAGGTGATATAGTTGAAACCATAACCGAACTATCCAACACAACAGAGGTTACAGGAACAGCGAGTGGAGCAATAGCGACATTTACAGATGGTGCAGATGCGCCTTTGAAAGAACTCAAAGTAGCCATCGAGCCACAGCAAGACCTTCACGGCTACGATAGTCCGTGGGTAGGGGGTGCTGGGAAGAATAAACTTCCAAATTCATCAACTGATTCTGAGTCTGTTAGTGGCATTCAGATTAACAATGACAAAAATGGAAAATACACGATTAGCGGAACATCATCTGAAAATGTTATAATTGACTTCGTATTAGATGAAAACTATGAGATAAAAAATGGTGATTATATACATTTCATGAATAGCGCAATAAATAGTAATGCATCATTCGCACTCATGACAGGAAACACAGTTGTTTTCAGCGAAGTATTTTCCGCAGTAAACAGAATTCTGGATTTATCATCATATGTAGGAAGTACGATTACCAAGTTAAGATTCTTCTTCAACGCAAATCAAGGCATGACAGGAACAATGACTCCTATGATTGTCAATTCTAACACAGCAACCGCTTTCGAACCATACTCCAACATCTGCCCTATAAGTGGAAATACAGAGGCGAATGTAGTTGTATCACCTACCACAGATGCAGAAGATGGACAAACCTACAACATCCAATTCAAAGACGGAGATAACCCACTCACAGTATATGATGGTACTCTTGATGTGGTTAGTGGGGAGTTGGTGGTGGATAGAGTAATGGTAACCTATGAAGGTTCAAATGATGAAAGTTGGACTAAAGGCAGTACGGGAGCAAGACAAACTTGGGTTGCACAGCTTCCTTATAACAGTAACAGATATGCAAATGGGGCAATGGTAACAAACGAAATACCAGTAAATGCGAGTTCTGAAACGGCAAGCGGTAATATGTCGTGTAGAGGAACAACATACACAAGTAAGAATTTCTATATATTTACACCACTTGAAATGTTTGCAGAATTGACAGACTTAAAAACGTGGTTATCAAATTATCCACTACAAGTATGTTTTACACTCGCCACACCTATAACCTACCAACTTACTCCTACTCAAGTTAAGTCACTTGTGGGGACGAATAATATTTTCGCAGATTGCGGTGATATTAACAATGTTGAATACGTTAGAAACCTCAACATCACTATTAACGACTTGCTTTCTAGGATTAATGGTTAGGGGGTGAGATTATGATAGCAAATAGCGGTCATGACGAACGCGGTAAGTATTCGGGTGGCGTTGCTGGCGACCAGACAGGAACAGAATGGGAGATCCGTAAATGGTATAAATACAGCTACGGATGGAACTGTGTATTGCGCTATCCCGATATAGCTGTCGGACAGAAAATAGCAGACCTTGCTAGGGCGGCGGCTAATAACAACAAGATAGGTTACAATCAGGCAAACAGACTTTCGTTTTGGAGAGCGCTTGAAAAGGCAAATTACAATCCAGCCGACATTACAACATCATGCGATAGTGATTGTTCGGCTGGCGTAACAGCCATTGTTAAGGCTGTCGGCTACATCATGGATTTGCCAAAGCTAAAGGAACTTGCAATCACAAATTACACAGGAAGTATGAAAGCTAACTTTAGGGCTGTTGGATTTATGGTCTTGACAGACGAAAAGTACCTTACAAGCGACAAGTATCTGTTGCCAGGTGACATACTTCTGAACGAAAGACATCACACTTGCATCAATCTTGACTATGGCGAAAAGGCAAAACCGCAGACAGGATGGATTAAAGATGCAGTCGGCTGGTGGTATCGTAACGAAGATGGTAGTTATCCTAAAGACGAATGGGTAAACATTGACGGAAACGACTATTGTTTCGATGCTGGCGGTTATCTGCTTACAGATCAGTATATTAAGTCGGCAAATTACGACACCAACAAGAAGCTGTACTATGTAGATAAAGACGGAAAATGGGATGGCAAGACGTACAGATGGGAAAAGGATGACAAGGGCTGGTGGCTTGCAGAAGTTGGCGGCTCATGGTTTCCGAAATCTGCTTGGTGTCTGATTGATGGCAAGTGGTATTACTTTAACGCAAAAGGCTACATGGTTACAGGCAAAAGAAAAATTGGTGACAAAGAATATGTATTTAACGATAATGGTAGTCTCATAGAATAAGGAGGCCTAAATGCGATTGAGCGAATTGAATATATCTAAATCACAGTTAGTTAGTCTGGCTGATGATTATATCTTCAACGCTCGGAACAAATCTATATTTCTTAACAAGGTTGAGGGTTATACTTATGAGGAACTTGCCGAAATGTATAACCTTTCAACTGTTAGAATAAAAGAAATAGTTAAAGAATGTCTAAACAAAGTTTCAAAACATATTGAAAGTTAGGTTACAGACAACTATAATCAAAACAGGCTCAAATATGTGGTGGAGGAAAAGGTAAACTCTATCAAGGGCATGAGAAGAATTCAGACACGGTTCAATTCCGTGGTGCCATTGGTTCTCTGAATATATGTAAGGTGCAAATCCTTACCCACATATTTGAAATGCCAACTATTTACAACTAAAAACTATACTTTTTACGTCCTATCGCTTGATTGCGGTAGGACTTTTTTTATTGCAAACTTATCTCATAGGAGGAAACAACTATGGGGTACAGATATTTTATGAATAATCCTGTTGGTGCAAGAGTTGGAGATTGTGCTGTTCGTGCAATTTCTAAAGCCCTGAACATCAGTTGGGAGGACGCTTACGCAAAATTAGTTGTTGCTGGTTATCAAATGGCAGATATGCCTAGTTCAAACAATGTAATAGCGGCAGTTTTGAGAAAAAACGGTTTTTACAAAGAAAGCCTACCAGATTGTCAAGGCTGTTATACAATAAGCGACTTTGCTAAAAATAATCCCAAAGGGACCTATGTTGTTGGGACAGGAAACCATGTTGTTGCGGTTGTTGATGGTGATTTTTACGATACGTGGAGAAGCGACAATGAACCTGTAATGTATTTTTGGGCTAAATAAGGAGGAATAATATGGCATATCCATTCTATCAGGGCTATCCAGCCTACAATCAGTATTATCAACAGATGCAAAATATGCAACAGTTAAACCAGCCACAGCAAAATCTGCAAACAAATCCTCAAATTCAGAATGGCGGATTTGTTATGGTTAAGGATATTACTGAAGCTATGAATTATCCCGTGGCACCTGGTAATAGCGTTACTTTTAAGAACGAAAACCAACCTTATATATATACTAAAACTCTTGGTTTCTCACAGCTAGACCAGCCGATATTTGAAACATTTAGACTTGTTAAAGAAGAACGACAGATACAGAACAACTCTAGAATAGATAACGAAGAACCCGAATTAAAAGAAGTTGAGTATCTTTCTGCTTCGTATGGCGAGGAAATAAACGCCGAAATAAGTGAATTAAAAAACGAATTAGATAAATTAAAAGCCGAGTTAAACGAGTTAAAAGTTGAATTAGGAGATTGTGATAAAGCGGAGGTGGTTTTGGCATGATGAATATACAGAACTTATTTCAGGCATATACACAGCTTATGCAGAACCCATCACAGTTCTTGCAAAAGTTAGACATTCCTGTTGAGTATGCTAATGATCCTAATGCGGTAATTCAGCATTTAATGAAAACAGGGCGCATTAGTCAAGAACAGTACAACAACGCTAATGCTCAACTTAAAAATATGCAGAATAATCCGATGTTCAAACAGTTTTTCGGAAAATAACCTTTGAAATCAAAAGATAAAGTCGGTGCGCAACGCTTTATATAAACCCGTTATCAATAGTGATAATGGCTAACCACAAATAATTAGGAGGTAGAAACAATGAGTTTGACAGATGAAAATGGCATGGTGATGCCAGTAGGACCTATGTATGCCGGTGGCGGTATGGGCGGTTTTAGTTCAGGCTTCGGTGGAGACGGCTGGTGGATTTTACTTCTTCTTCTCTTCGCTGGAGGATGGGGAAATGGCTTTGGCGGCTTTGGTGGCGCTGGTGCGCTTGCGGCTGACGGTGCTGTACTTTATCCCTGGATGAATCAGTCACAGCAGATTAATGACGGATTTAGAGATCAGATGCTTAACGACAGCATTACAAGTATCCGTGACGGAGTTACAGGTATTTCCACACAGCTTTGCAACGGATTTGCAAGCATAGAACAGGGGGCAAATGCTAGACAGATGGCTGATATGCAGCAGATGTTTAGTCTCCAGCAGCAGCTTGCACAGTGCTGTTGTGATAACAGACTAGCAACTTGTCAGACACAGAATATTGTTCAGAACGAGAGTGCTGCAACAAGATTTGCGGATGCAAACAACACTAGAGATCTGATTACAAATCAGACCGCGAATACTCAGGCTATTCTTGATAAGCTCTGCCAGCTCGAACTGGATGGAAAACAGGATCGTATAAATGATCTTGAAAGACAGCTTACAATGGCTAACCTTAATGCTTCACAGGTAGCACAGACAGCACAGATAAGAGCAGGACAGATTGATTCCGTTTCGGCACTCGTAAACGAACTTCGCAGTTGTCCAATTCCGTCTCAGCCAGTTTACGGAAGCCAGCCTATATTTACATGCCCTAACAACAATAATAGTTGCGGTTGTGGATGCGGCAATTTCTAAGGGGGTGTGACCGATGGCAGAATATTTAACAAGGGATGCGGTAGAAACAGTTGCACTTAATACACCAATTCCGTTTATTGATTCTATCCCATGCAACAAGGGCTATGTAGTTCACCAAGGAGCTTCTGGGATTTTTGTTCTGCGTGGCGTAGTCAATAATCCTTCTTGCTGTTTTGCTAGATATGAAGTCGAGTTTACAGGAAACATATCTATTCCAGAGAACGGTACAGTAACACCCGTAGCAACCGCAATCGTTGTGACAGGCGAGAGCAGAGAGGGGAGCAGAAGTATTTTTACCCCTACGGCGGTTGACGAATACGGAAATGTAACAAGTCGAGCAACCGTAGATGTACCCAAAGGGTGCTGCTTTACTGTATCGGTAGAGTATGTAAATGGTACTGTAAATGATCCGACCGTTACACCAACTCCATTAATTAATGTAATTGATGGAAGTTTAAGTATTAGCAGAATAGCATAGAAAGGAGGAAAGCGATATGAATGAGCTTTATGAACTGAAAGAAAAACTTTGCAGAGAACTTAAAAAGTATGGCAATGAAGAAGTTACTACAAACAGCCTTGAAATCGTTGACAAACTTTCCCATGCAATTAAAAACATAGATAAGATCATCGAAAAGTATGAGGAAGAGGAAGGCGGCTCTTACGCTTACAACTCATACGAGGGCGTTTATCGTGGTAACGGAAGAGGCAGAAACAGCTATAACAATGGTGGCTCTTATGCTAGAGGACGTGGCAGAAATGCTAGACGTGATAGTATGGGTAGATACTCTTCAGAGAACGGATATTCCAGGAATGGCGATATTGCATCAGAGTTAAGAGAACTAATGATGGAGGCACCTGACGAACAGACAAGACAGGAATACCAGCGAGTTATATCTAAACTTGAAATGATGTAAAGGGGGTGATGTCCTTGATTACAAGGAAAGACTTATTAGAAGCTATTGACAAGTGTCAAGGGCAGAAAAACCCTAACGCAAACACTTGTATTAAGTTAGCGGCATATTATACGATTTTAGATCATACGCCTGAAAATGATTTTGGTTATTCAAACAGCGAACCATTAAGCGAGTATTTAAGTTTAATTAGAACAAAGAGTAGTGATGGAGTTACGCTTGTTATGGATGAACTTATGGAAGAATTACAAATGGTAAATCCTAAATTGTATTATGCCACTATGGGAAAGTTGAAAGAACTATGAAAATTATAAAAAAGTATGCAGATTTGAAAACTCGTGATAAAAGAAATACCAGCAATATTTGTTTTATAGTTATACAATCATTCAACAACAAAGATACGGGTCATTATCAAATTGTGGATGGTGGTTTGTATCAGATGTTACCAGATGATTATATAAGCAATTCTGTAAATGGTTGCAAATGCAACAAACTAGGTATATATCATGGTATCTGCACAAAATATAACAGTATATCTATTGGTATTGCAGACAATCCCGAAGAAAGCGACATAGAACTTTGCCGACATCTGATAATAACTATAAGACAGCGATATGGTATAAAAGAAGAGAATGTAATAAGACAGACAGATGTTACGGGCGATATTAGTCCTGAAATATGGTTCGACAAAAACAGATGGGATAAGGAAATCATACAAGGAATAAAAGATATACTAGATAATTGACATAGTAAAAGGGCGGTAGACATTGTGCTATCGCCCTTGTTTGTTGTCACAACATTATTACAATACCTATACAGAACATAATCACAAACAATACGGTAACTATCGTGAGAGATTGTTTCACCTTTGAAGCATCCTTATTAGGATTATTCTTTATGGAACTATAATAAGCATTATATGTAATTAGGATTGCAAGCATTATTAAAAACGAAAACACAAAGAAAGGTCCTGTATACAGAAAAATCGAAATCACTATTCCTATTAATGAAATGGCATCTAGCAAAATGGGGTTAGCTACTTCTCTTTTTCTTGGGTTTCCGCAATGAGGACATTTATCTGCTAATGACGACATTTGACCGCCACAAGCGGGACAAGGAATTATTGTAGGTGCCCCATTAGAAGTTGTTTTTTGGGGCATAGGAGCGTTTTGGGGCTTGGGCGTTTGTATAACTGGTGCTGGATTATTGAAGCGTGTACCACATTTGAAACATTTTTTTGCTGTTATCGGCATAAGTTGACCGCATTTAGGACAATGAAACTTATTTCCGTCTACTATTTGTGGTTGTTGGCTGTTTTGTGGGTGTATTTGTTGATACTCAAACACTAAGCCACATCTATCACAAGAAGTAGATCCCTCTGGTAACTTATAATTACATCTAGGACAAATCATCTGAATACCTCCTCTTTTTTCTTTGTTCCTATAATTACTGCGTATAATTTTCTTAAAGCGTTGTCTTTTCGGTCAACAGTGCTAATATAATGGGAAATCTGTTCGTTCTTTGTATCTAATTCCTGTTGCTGGCGCTTTATCTGCTCCATATAAAACTGTTCTCTATTCCTGTACGTTTCCTCACGTTCTTTTAACAATTCCCTATATTCTTCCTTTGTCTCGGAGATTTGTTCTTCAAGTTGCCGTATGGTTTCGTTTTTTATTTCAAGTTTTGCCTGATAAAGATGTTGGGTAGGGCTGTCTTTGTTGTCGTTGGCAAGGGCGTTAAATATGGGTAAGAGAGTGCGGTTGTAGTCGTGATTATGTTTGGTTTCAGGCGAAAAGACTTTTTTAATATTTGAAACGGAAACATACTCACTGTTTTCTGCTGTCTTATCAGATATTTCCTGAAATGTCATTTTCTTTTTTTCTTTTAATTCCCGCAATTCTTCTATAAGTTTAAGCTGTTCCTTTTCGTCAACATTAAAGTTAGTCATGTTTTATACCTCTTTATACTATCTTTTATACCTCAATACACTTGCTTTAGACTTTAATAACCTTATCGCTGCTGTTATATTCAAGTTGTTCCGAGCAAATTGTGGGTTGCTTTTGGTTCTGCTATTACGAGGGCAACCCACCACTTCTAACAGAAAGGTGAGGTTATGAACGAAAAAACTCTTGAAAACTTCAGAAAACTATCTCCTGAAAAGCAGGAAGAAATTATTGCTTTGATAATAAAGTTGCAATCAAATTATCTACAAGTGATTGCTGTTCTGATGGAAGGCTTTTGTAAGCCTTAACAAAGTTTTCTTCTCTATTTATATCGTCCTCTTCATATCCCATAATATAAGTTGGTGATACATGGAAAATATCTGCTAACATCTGGACCTTATCCTGTCTCATGTTCTTTATTGAGCCTTTTTCCCATTTTGATATAGTCCCTTTTGAAACACCTATCATGTTAGCCAGCTTTTCCATTGTTAAGCCAGCTTTTGTTCGTAATTCATTAAGTCTTTTAGAGGACTTTTCTGATAAATTATTATTCATAAGTTATCCCCCTTTTCTAAAAATTTTATTTTAATAACGATTATATTACAAAAATGCGCTAAACGCAAAAAAAATTTCCTTTCGTGCAACTTTTTTGTTGACAAACTTGTTTCCTTTTGCTAAACTTGCGTTAGTTTCAAGAAAGGAAACATGTTAAAACCACAAGATAAAGGAGGTTCTATGATGGATAAAAACAAGCTATTGTATTTTATCAAGAATAGAGGCTATAAAGTCGAGGAATTTTGCGAAAAAGTAGGAATGAACAAAAGCAAACTGTACCGAAGAATTAATAACAACAGCTTTGTCATTTCCGAAATTTGGAAAATTTCAGAGTTTCTTGATCTGACACTCGATGATATAAACTCTATTTTTTTTGCAAATTACGTTTCGTAAAAGGAAACAGAAAGGAGTGATAGTTGATGGGAGAGAACGAAAGACCTACACAGGTGACAAGGGTGCTGGAGCATCTGAAAAAACATGGCTCGATTACAACCTACGATGCGTTTGTCAAGTATGGCATCACAAGATTATCGGCAAGGATTTTTGAAATCAGAGAACTTGGCTACGGCATCAAAACAAAAGTTGTCACAGGCAAAGACAGATACAATGAGCCTACCCACTGGACATTATACGAATTAGTTAGGGAGGATTAGGACTTGAAACGTGGAAGAAGGCTGACGAGGGATGAGAAAAGCAACCTTGTTGCGCAAGGACTTAACCCAAAAGAATGGGAATACGCATATCCGATAAATGACAGCTACTACAAAATCAGAAACAAAAAGACAAGGCAAGAGAGAACAGTTGACGTTTACAGAAAAGCCAAGCATAGGCTGGATTTTTAAGGGGTGGGAGCATGAGAGTAAAAATCCTTAAAGGAATAACCGCATTAGCTGTGATAGGTGCTGTACTTGGAGCATCTATGGCTGACAGCGAAAGCATATTACCGATGATAGTTTTAGTAGTTAGCTTGGCATGGCTACTTCTGATGTATGCAGCTAACCGACCTACAAGATGAACGAAAGGAGAAACAAATGGCAAGTATTGAAATTACTAGGATTGAACTTACAAACTTTAAGGGTTGTAAGCACAGAGAGATTGAATTGAAAGGTGACACGACCATCAAGGGACAGAATGGTTCAGGCAAATCAACGATAGCAACCTCTATCATGTGGGTTTTTGCAGATGTTGACATGGAACTTACCAAGAACCCTAACATCACGCCACTTGGAATGAGTGAGTGTGAAAGTCGTGTCGAGATCGAACTCACGATTAACGGCAGACCTGTAACGGTTGCCAAGTCACAGAAGTATAAGAGCAAGTCTGACGATTACGGAAAGACAACATCCTCGATTACTAACTCTTATGAGATTAACAGCGTAACCAAGTCGTACAAGGACTTTGTGGCAGATATGACAGAGCGTGGATTTGATTTTGACAAATTCCTGATTTGCTCAAATCCCGATTGTTTTACAGCAGACACTTCAAAGGCTGGCAGAGAAAAGATGCGAGAAATACTGTTCGGAATGACAGGCACAATAACCGATGCAGAAATCGCATCCGAACTCGAAAATGCAGACGAATTGAAAGCCCTCCTGGATAAAGGCTACAAACTAGATGAAGTGGAAAGCATGAACAAGTCGATGATTAAGAAGGTCAATGACAGTTGCGGAAAAGACAACAGCATAATCAATAGCAAGATTGATGGTCTTTTGACCGCAAAAACTGATGATGACAAGGCTGCTTTGGAGAAATCCAAAACAGATGCCGAAAAGGTCATAGACGATGCAACAAAGGAACTTGCACGACTTTCAACAGATAACCCTAACGAAGCCATAGAAGCCGAAATAAAGCGCCTAGAAGCCGAAATAAGCGACTTTAAGGACAAGGCTGGGTTAGAAGTCAGGGAGGCAAGAAACAAGCTGGAAATCGAGCAGAGACAGGTCAAGACAGAACTCACGATCAAGAAGTCTGAATACAACATTAACGCATACGAAGTGGCGAACACAGAGAAGTCAATCGCAAGCTACAACGAAAGCCTTGAAAATTGGAGAAAACTCTACAAGAAGGTTCAGGACGAGGTTTTAGACAGCAACAGTTGCAAATGTCCTACTTGTGGCAAGGAATATGACGCAGACCGTATCGAGGAAATCAAAAAGGATTTTGAAGCCAGCAAGACAAGTCGTATGGACGAATACAAGAAACGTGCTGAAAAGGAAAAGGCAAACATTAAGGATGCCGAGGAACTTATCAAGACTAGCAGAGATAAGGTTGAAACTTGCAAGGCAGAAATCGCAAGCCTCGAAAAGAGAGAGGATGAAATTGCCAGCGAACTTGCAAAGTTGCCAACAGAACCTGACCTTAATGCTAACGCTGATTTTAAGGCACTTAACAGTGCTTTAGAGGGACAGAAAGCAAAGATAGTAGTTGTTGATAGGACAGGCGAGGAAACCGCATTAAAAAGTCGTATAGAGGGCGCAAAGGCAGAGTTGAGCGAAATCATGAAGAGGTTAGGTGCTATCGAGCATAATGCCGAAATCGATGCAAAGGTCGAGGAACTTCGTGAGTTTAGAGCAACATCCGAACAGAACAAGGCGAAGGCTGAAAAGATTTTAGACCAGCTTGACAGATTTAGACAGCTTAAGAATGACAAGCTGACAGCAGAAATCAATTCCCATTTTTCATTGGTCGAGTGGCATCTCTATCAGTATCAGAGGAACGGTGAAATAAAGCCTGTATGTGAGCCATACATAGACAAAAAACCCATGAACAGTTGTGCTAACGGCTCTTTGGTGACACTTGCCAAGATCAGTAT